TCGGCTCTTGATCCGATCTATGATGACAATGGACAAAGAACCCCAGAGTCTGACGATAAATTTTGCGATATTGTTGATAATGTAGAAAGTATATTGAGTGATTTTTTTATTAAAGAGGAAATATGATTAGTTTACATATTTGCTGACATATGTTATATTTTAATAACTTTAAACATGAAAGAGAGGTGAAATATGGGTAGGTATTATGATGGTGATATACATGGCAAGTTTATGTTTGCCGTACAATCAAGTGATGATGCAGATTTTTTTGGTGTTGTTGGTGAACCACCAGCAGAGTTAATTTATCAGTTTGATGAAGACCATTTGGAAGATATTAAAAAAGGTATTGACAAGTGTCTTGAGGAGTTAGGTGATTGGAATGGCAAACTTGATAAATTTTTTAAAGAAAATAATGGTTACAATGACAAGATGCTAGAAGATCAAATAGGACTTAAAGAAGATAAAGTCACGGAAGTGTTGAAATGGTATGCAAGATTAAGGTTAGGAAAAGAAATTCTGGAATGTGTCCAAGAGCAACAGTCTTGTTATTTTACAGCAGAATGCTGAGGGGGTAGAAAATGAAAAAACATTTAGGAACTTTTGGGGTAGATAGTGGTCAAGTAATGTTGGTTGATCCGTGTTATTTAAAAGACTTTAAAAATGACGATTTCAAGGATGAAAGAGTCTACAAAAGAGTAGGCAATTATTCTGATGAAACACCAAAAAGGAAAATACTTGAATTTCACAAAGACTTTACTAGTTATGAGCAAGTAATACCTGAGTGGGATATGACTATGAATGAGCTGGTTAGCAAAGGTATTTACGAAAAAATTGAACCCGTTGTGGATAACAGTTTTTCTTACAATGGTGCTTGTAATCAAACTTGCTACAACAAGGAACATGGTGGTCAATTGAAAGCACAGAATGGTTATGATATTGCAGTGGTATCGTCAACTGGATATGGAGATGGTGGCTATGATGTTTATGCTACTTATGAAGATGGTTTTGTTAAGAAACTAGAAGTAGTATTTTTCTAGTTTACATATTTGCTGACATGTGGTATATTTTAGGTTCTTTAAACGATAACTAAGGAGTACAAAATGAAAAATAGATATGCACGATGGTGGGAAAAAGCCGAGAAAGATTTTGTCGGTAAAAAGATTATAAAAGTGCAATATATGTCCAGTGAAGATTGTGAAGAAATGGGGTGGGACTCTGCCCCTATTTGTTTATTACTTGACGACGGCACATGGATATATCCATCTCAAGATGATGAAGGAAATGATGGTGGAGCATTGTTCGCAAGTAACGACGACAAAGATTGCCCAGTTTTAAGAGTAGGTTGGGAAAAGGAGTTTGAAAAAATAGAGGTGGCAAAAGGATGAAAATTAATTTAGCAGTTAGGGACTCTCGTGAGAGAGTCCTGAAGCTACACTGGCAGGTAAACTTTAAAGACCAGGACTATGCTTATCTTGACCTGGCCATAAAAAAATGGTCCCAGGAAAACTATCCCGGTAAAAAAGTCCAGGTTATGGTTTATGATTCTGTAATTGAAAAATATGATGGAGAAAAACAATGATGATGGTATTTATTTTTGGCTTTGCAACAGGTTTAATTTTTACAGCTTTAGGATTATTGATTCTGTTGCATCACCAGGATATGAAAAAGTATAGATAAAATATGATTATGGTTATGGTTATGGTTATGATTGAGAAATGGTTATGAGGATCTCGGTTATGGTTGCGATATGGTTATGGTTATGGTCATATGGATATGATTTAACCAGGACCAAGTCCCTCGGCTCACGGATCACTAGAATTTCGTAGCATGACTCCTTGTCATTGGCATTAAGAATAAATGATTTACCCCCAGCTCTATGGTAATCAATGTGCCAATTCCACTGCCATTTAGAAAGTCCTTTATTTTTAGCATCTATGGCTTTTAATTCAACCCAAAAAGGTTGCCCATTCATGCAACCGTGAACATCAGGTATTCCGTTGATAGTACGGCTTTCTAGCCTAAAAAAATGCCAGTTTTTATGTATTTTTTGACTCTCTTTGATAAAAGTCCACAATTTTGACTCATTTATTGACATATTTGATGAAAAATACCATATTAAAGGTATAATTTAAACAAATAAGGTGCTTTATTTATGGATATTTATTTAAACGAACATAATAAACTTGAAATTGATATTTTTGATATTGAAACATCAGAAGATCATGATAAATTTATTTATTTTTATGTTGCTTTGCCAAAAAAAGTGAGAAAAAAGTTTGAAAATGCTTACTACCAGGCTTTTACAAAAAAACTACTTCAAGAATCTGAAGCAAAGATTATTCATACAGATATAAACAACATAACTCATATAGAAGTTCACCCAGAAGATATATTAAGAAATATTCGTATCATAAAACAGTGTGTTGAAAATCAAAACTAACTTTCCTCTACAACCTCACCCTGAATTACAATAGTGTTTGCCCCAATTTTAGATTCTAATTCCTGGAGTCTCTGTTCAAGTTGTTCACGAGACATGCCCTCAAGAGTAGAATGTTGGATCTCTTTTTTATCAACAAAAAGTCCTGCCAATTGCCCAGATCTGTACTCTGAATTAATTGCAGCAGTATACTGACCTTTAACTTCAGCACCGTCTCTTAATCTTTCAAAAGTTTTATATCTTCTTAACTTATCTTTTTCATATTTTTGAGATTCTTTTGCCAACATATTTTCTAAAGCACGAGCAATATGTGGATTGATACTTGCGTCAAGCATTTTAGAGGCAATAGTTGCGGCAGATCTATAAGTTTTGCCATACCCGGCTTTTTGTGCAGCTTCAACCTGGCTTATTGAACCCCAATTTTTAACAAGTAGTTTCAAAAACTTCTTTTGTTTGGTGGTCAAATCTTTTTCTGTTCGCTTTTCTATTAATTTACTAGCCATAAGCAACACTATATTCCAAATTCCTATAATGTAAATACTTAGAAATAAAAAAAATAAAAACTTTTTCTAGTAATAACGATCGAAAATTGTATATATATTCCTATTTTTTAGGAATTATTCCTAAAATATTCCTAATAATGTATTATATATTGTATTGTATATATACTATATTTGCTTATTTTTCCTAATTTCCTAAAATATATTTAAAAACTTTTTTACTTTTAAAGTTTTTTTTGTAAGTAACTACATTATAAGAATTTTGGAATTTTGGAAATTATCCTGTCTCCAGGTTTTTTTCTAACCTGGCTTTTTGCCTTTTAACCTTGGTTATTGTTTCATAGTGATACTCATTATTGAGCCGTTTTGCCCTTGATCCATGACCCGTGGTCCTATACCACTTGTCATACGCACGATGATACTCACGGTCATCATCAAAATCTACACGCATAGGTCTTGACTCTAACTCTTCAACAGTTAGATACTGCTCTAACTTAGTTTTCCTTCCCATTCTATCTCCTTAAGTTTTAATCCTCGTCTAATACTTTTACTCTTACAAATCTACTACCCACACTATTGATGTACTTTGTCAATGTTTCTGACTCTACCTCTGACATATTGATATCAATCCTAAGTACATGATTATTTACTTGATGACTTACTTCCATATCATCTGAACAATTAGCAGACAACATTTGTTGTGCTGAATCTATATATTCATGTATGCCCCAAGCTACATCTTCTGCGTGTTTTTCTTCTTCATTAAGTTCTGCTTCTAGCTGATCCTGGTTGTCCATGTATGTGTTTAAATCTTCTTCTGGTGTGCCTCTACCCATTTTCATTCTCCATCATTATTAAAAGTACCTAAAGTTTAACATAATGTAAGCAAATTTCAAGTGTTTTGTAGTTATTTATCTACATAAAGCTCGGTTTCGTGCCTTATAAGGAGTTTTTTAATATCAGAATCACTAGCTCTGGCCACACACCAACGCTGAATAAATTCTAATAACAGGTAATTTCTTTCAAAATATTCATTACCTCGCTGACGAAAAGCCCGGTAAATGTGGTGTAACTTGCTTTCGGTAATCACATCACTTTGTTCTCGCATACCTAATAAAAAAACACCCTCTTGTGAGCCAACCAGGTCTCGCATACGATTCCAAATATCATTGGATTTACCAATCTTGATCTTGTCATCACTTTGTAGAAAATAAATCATGGCAGGAAAACGATGTACTTCAAACAACTCGTCATACTCCAAACCCTCTTCAATACAACGCTTTTGTATTTCACGAGCTTTTTCCCTGGCTTCACTTACCGTCATACTTGGAAAGTAACCAAAGACTTTTGACTTATGCACCGAACCTGAACGATAGTCGTAAGCGTAAGAATGACTGCCTTTTTTAGAATAATTGACCAACAGGCAGTTAACTTTAGCATCACGAACATAAAACGAACGACGACCCGCCATCATGACATGCCACTCAACTAAAAAATGGTCTGTGAGGTCAACAATTTTGTCAGCAGAGCGTGTACGACCTTTAGCAGATTTTTTATTATAGTCGGGCGTTTTATAATGATAACGACTCATATTCAAGGTTTATAACAAAAACAAATACTTAAAACAAGTTATTTATTCAATGTCAAACCTTTATAATATAAACGACGAGTACCTCTTGCAGCACGAATTTTTGCCAACCAGTAAAAGTTCATAATATCTCCAAAACAATTTATGTGGTTAGCTTGTCATCCATGCTAAATGGAATGTGATTTCAGGATACCTGGTATTAATAACCCGGAAGATAACAAAATGAGCCAGGTACCCCTCAACCAACTTTAAACAACAAGGAGTTCAATGTTCCAATGAAAGAAAAACAAAGAACGCCCTAATGTTATAATTAATGTGTCAGTAAATCAAGTTTTAGTTATATTTTTAAAGGATCTATGAACAATGTGGTGTGGTATGTGGTAGATGATTCCATAATTAAACAGCGTAGGTCTCTTATTTTTGCCCTTATTTGCCTTTTTTGCCTTGATCCGTGGCTCATGTTCAATCTTTTCCATAAACGCTGGTATTCAAGCCATTTTAGCTGTCTATTACTAAACCTGACTAAGCCCTGGCGTATTAATCGCAGGTAAATATCACGAACATTGTCTGGATCTAAATCTGCCCAGTAACAAGCGTGTTGAAAATCTCTACCTTGTTCTAAAATCCAATTGTGAGCAATGGCTTTAGCAACGGATGGTTTTCGTTCGTGGCTTTCTATTAAAGTATCTTCCAAAGCGTGAGCAATGACTCGTCGCCAAAGGCGTGTTTCCGGGAGATAACTGTTATCATTTATAAAATCAGCGTGTAGTTGATAAGATTCAACGCTTTTATTACTCTCGTCCATAAGCACATCATATTAGTGTCCATATAACTGAACCATATACGATAGAGCAGTTTCATACAAGCGTAAAAATTCACCATCGTAACCTTGCTTTTCGTAAAAGAGATAATCCTCATACAAAGTGTTCAAAAAATGACAACGCTCAAACCCAGACAAAGTTTCAGGGTCAACCAAACCTTGAGCGAAAAATTCTTTGTCAAATACTTCACTCCAATCTATGTTCTTAATTGTTTTTTTAGGTTCCATAAAAAAAAGGATGACACAAAATGGTAGGTGTGTCATCCAATAGGGTCAAGCGGGGGGCTTGACAATGAAATTAATCTTCAAAAGGTATGTCGGTGTAATACTCGTCTACCACTTGTAAATCTGGATAGCTTTCTAATTCTACCTCTGCAGCAATTTGGGCATCAATATCCGATAAACCTAAATTAATAAACTTATTATATAACTCTTCTAGTAATCTTTCTTTATTTAAACAAGACATAATAAACTCCCATATACTATTATCTTAAAGTTCTTTATTCAGTTGTTCAAGTAAAGAACTGTGCTTTTGTAAGAGTTGATCCAAACTAACTCCCGTTTCTTTTGCAGTTTCTAATTTAACCCAATCGTGTTGTGTAACATTTAATTTTTCATGTGTTTTAAGATACATAGTCAACCATGCTACCGTAGTTTGTAAATTCTCTGCGTA